GTGGGTATCCATTTCAAGAAGAAGCAGATACCGTAGCGCCACAACCTGTTGAGGTCACATCAGTCAAACTTACATCCCCGGAGCAGAAAAAGAAAATTCGGAACGGAGTCATCATTGCTGCCGTTGCCATTATCCTTGCTATCGTTGGCATCTGGGCGGCTGTCACTTTATCCAGAAGCAATTCGCGGTCACAATACATCGATAATTTATGGCTTGCCCGAAGCACGATGTTGAAGGGAGCGGCAGATGCGGAGAGCCTATGTAATCTGACAAAGGCCGTCTGGTATAACACCATCTACGAAGAAATCTCCAGCGACACCGACGAGTATACTATGACAAATGGCAGGTTCAATGATGATTTTAATGACTCTCTTGCCGCCCTCTACTCTGCATCCTCAACGCTTGATGCTATCCGGGAAATAGAGGCGAATCAGTCTGAAGTCACAGATATCATGCAGACACTTCAAAATCCGCCGGAGGATCTTATTGCCTGTTATACTACCATTGATGCCATGTATGAAGAGTATCAAGGCTTCACAAATTTAGCAATCAGCCCCTCCGGAAGTCTAACATCTTATACGGAGGAGTTCAGAGCTTACGATAATGATTTCATGAAATATTACGAAAAGATAGAAACCCAAATACCTGAAGAATGATTTCCTTCTACGAGGTCGCGGCCTAGCCGTCGCCGTCCTTAGCGGTATCCAGTAGGGTATAATGTGTCCAAATCGGACACGACAGAAAGGAGTATTCGTATGTTGGACGAAAAAGATTTACAGGCAATCGCTCAGTTGATGGATGCCAAATTGGCCCATCAGAAGCAGGACATTATGTCCGAGACAAAGGGCTTGCTGGCCCAGCAGAAGCAGGACATTATGTCCGAGACAAAGGGTTTGCTGGCTCAGCAGAAGCAGGAAATCCTGGACGAAAGCACCAGACGGACGAAGCTGTTGCTGGACACCGAGGTCACCACCCGGTTCAACCTTTTGGCCGAGGGGCAACAGACCATTCTGGAGAAGCTGGAGCGCCTGGACGACATGGAGGTCATGGACACCAGGATCAACGCTCTGGAGGCCATGGTGAAAAAACTGAACCGGGAAATGGAAAAACTGAAAAGAGCACAGTGATGGCGGATGCCCCTTCCCCGCCGCCCGAGGTAGGGCTGGAGAATGTCTCAAGTTTTTGTTGTCACCTCCCTCGCGGGAGGTGTGGATTGAAATAATGGAGGTCTCCGTATGATGTATCCATTTATGACTCTGGACGACGGCACAGAGATCGTCCACTCCGAGATGCACCCGGACGGGCGTGTCAAGGTCTATCTTGAAAAGCCGGACACCAAGGATTGCTTTCACCATGCGTCGTGTTATCTGCCCGATTATACCTGGGAGGATATCCTCGGCTTTACCCAGGCCGACCTCGACCGGTATCTGGAAGTCATTCAGTCCACCGCCCACCTGATCCTCCAATTCTCGCAGGAGGGAGGGCTGGAGAATGCCTCAAGTTTTTAAGGTTGGCTCTTACTGGGTGTTCTTCTGGAGCAATGAAAATGACCCGCTCGAACCGATTCACGTCCATGTCTGCCAGGGAGCCCCAAACGGGAACGCAACGAAAATCTGGATCACCCGGGCGGGCAAGTGTTACCTCTGTAATAACAACTCCCGTATTCCGGACCGTGTTCTGCGCAATATCATGAAGGTAATAGAAGCCCGAAGCGGTGAGGTCATTGAAAAGTGGCTTTCCTACTTCGGTAGTATCTCTTACTTCTGCTAACTGGTTGTCACCTCTCTCGCGGGAGGTGTGGATTGAAAAAAAGAAATATCAAAATGTGTCCGACTTGGACACATTAGCACCCCGTCCCGGCTGTGGCCGGGGCAGGGTGCTTGTTAATTATCAAAATCCCTAGCTATGGACAGGGGGGATTCCATGGACGCAGCACAATACCTCCGCAAGAGCCGTATGGAGGAGGGCCTGGACACCGAGGAGGTGTTGGCCAAGCACCGGAAAGCGCTGGCGGAGTATGCCAAAGCCAATGACATTCACATTATCGAAACCTACTACGAGGTGGTCAGCGGCGAGAGCCTTTATGCCCGTCCTGAGATGCTCCGCCTGCTGGAAGACGTGGAAGAGGGGCGTTACGACGCAGTGCTGGTGATGGATCTGGACCGGCTTTCCCGCGGCCGCATGAAGGACCAGGGCATCATACTCGATGCCTTCCGGGACTCGGATACACTGATTATTACCCCGGAGCACACTTACAACCTCTCCGATGATCTGGACGACGAAATGGCCGAGTTCAAGACTTTCATGTCTCGCCGGGAATACAAGATCATCAACAAGCGCCTCCGCCGAGGTCTGAAGCAGACTATTCAGGACGGCTGCTACGTGGCTAATGCCCCCTATGGCTACCGCAAGGTGACGGTGGATCGCAAACCAACCCTGGAGATCTACGAGCCGGAGGCCAAGTTTGTCCGCATGATGTACGACTTGTATCTCCAAGGTTACGGCTGCGTCTCCATCGCTCGTCATATCAATTCCCTGGGCGCCAAGCCCCACCGCGCCTCGGAGTTTACCCGCAACAGCGTGGCCCACATCCTCCGCAACCCCACCTTCGCCGGGAAAATCGTGTGGGATCAAAAGACCCACATCCGCAAGGGAAGCAAGGGGAACCCCAAGCATATCACCATCTACAATCCTCGCGAGAGCTGGACGATTGTGGATGGCATTCACCCCGCCATCATCGACCAGGAAACCTATGACAAGGTGCAGGCCGTCATGGCCGGGCGCTACATCCCATCCAGACGGGATGGCACTGTGCATAGTCCTCTGGCTGGGCTGGTGCGCTGTACCAACTGCGGAGGTCATATGCAGCGCATGACCATGAAAGGCGGGGCCTATCTGCTGTGTCCCCGTCCTGGGTGTTGTGCCTCCGCCAAGTTTGAGCTTGTGGAACACAGGGTGCTCTCCTACCTGCGGGACACCTTGGCCCGCCTGGAGATGGAACGCCAGGCCAGCGCCGCCCGTGACACCTCGGTGCTGGATTCCACCTTGGCAGCCATAAAAAAAGAGCTCGCCACAGCATTGGGCCAAAAGACCCGGCTGTATGAGCTACTGGAGATCGGCGAGTATGATATCCCCACCTTCCGGGAGCGCATGGCCGCCGTCAAAGAGAAAATTTCACATCTGGAGCGCCGCCAGCAGGAGGCCGAGCGCGCCATCCAGGAAGCGGCCACGGCAGATCCCTCCGCCCTGGCCGCAAAAATCCGGGCCGTCCTCGACGCCTATGACGCCTCCGATGCTGCCGGTCGCAACGCCCTGCTGAAGAGTGTCATCGAAACAGCGTGGTACACCAAGGCAAAGAAGACAAAGCCGGCTGACTTTCAACTCCGTTTCGACCTTAGATTTCTCTGAGACGGACGTTGTTATTTTATCCTTCATTATCTATAAGGCGCTATATCTTCCTCTTTGCAAGAATCATAGATCTTCTTCGTGTGTATGCACACGGCCTCGCGGATACAGGCAGTATCCTGCACCGGACCGGGCATGACCTTCTCAGGCATTGCAATACCTCCTAGCAGAGTATTCAAAAGGCCCTTCCTTCCCCGCTCTATTCTATGAACCACCGCCCATTTGGTGCGGAGGCGGAGCGGCGGGCCGGAATGAAAAAGGGACCCAGGCCATTCTATGGCCCGGGTCCCAAAGCCGTGACACTCAGCGCGGCAACACTGTCTTCTTCTTTCTTCTGTGGGCAGACAGCAGATCCCCTGCAATCAGCGCTCCGCAGGCGGACAGCAGTACCGCCCCGATCAGGAGGGCGCAGTTGAGGAAAAAGCGCTCCGGCATGATCAGAATGATTTCATCCGTGGCAGGATTAAACAGCCAGTTGTCTTTGCCGGGAAAAAAGACCGCATGAAAGACGGTAAAGGCCCGGCTGAAGTC